TTATCTTTATCAAAAATCTCATCACAATTAGGCATATCTTCTGGAGTTCCATTTATTCCTGTTGATATGATTCTTCCATCTTTAACAATGACAGCCCCAACATGATGGGATACGCAATGGCTTTTACTTGCAAAGTGAAAAGCCGTAAACATAAATACGTCGTGCATTGCTGACATTAGTTTAGGGGATTTTTAATTGATTCTTTTCTTAATATAGTAATAGCTTTGTATTCGTATTTCATTTTGCAAAATTTGATTCATTTAGCCTGAAATTTTCTATAGCCATTTCGAAAGGATGCTCTACTTTAGCTTTATACCATCTGGGGTCGTCTTCAGATAATTCAATCGCTTGAATTTTTTTGTTATTCCTCCACCATCTTTTAATGATAACCTCTTTTACTTCGGGGGGATTTTCCAGAGATAAAAGGAATTTTTCATCTGGCCAATAAATTGCTCTTGGACTCCAAACATCTTCTTTTTCACAATAACTAGGAAGATAGCCAAAATAAATTCTGGTAGCTTTTATATAAAGGACTCCTCCCTCTATACGATATTTCCCATCTTTTAATGAAATTAAATCATCTCGTTGGCTGCAAACAGCAGGATCATTTCTTAATATTAATTCGCATCTATCTTTAAGAAATGCAAATTCAAAATCCCCCGATGTGGCATAGAGATTACCTTTAATATGATTAGCAATTATTCCCATTGTTTTATTTTTTATAAAAATACTAAAAATAACAATATCAAATTAATTTTTTTTGTTTAGGCGGCGTTAAAGTTCCAGTGTCCCTTAACTTAGTGAGTCTTGAACAAAATTCCTTAGTTGTCAACACAGTTTCTGATATTTTGGATTTACCAATTGAATGCGTAAGAACTGATTTACCGGAAGCTTCCAAAGCCGCTTTAAACTTTGTATTCTTATATAGTTCTGAGTACGCACGATCAAGAAGATCCTGATATTCCTGAGAATCTCTTTTAATAGGAACCCCTCTCCAATAAAGGGTCTGGGATTGTTTCCAATTCTTTTTGGATCCCTTTTTCTTAGCGGAATATCCTACAAGAGTGCACACATATTCTTGCATCTCTTTAGATTCAAATTTCAGAGATTGTAAGAATCCTTCCATAGAATTACATTTTACGCCGTCAATCTCAAACGGATGAGGAGCAAAATTACTTAACGCATTTGAAGGATATGCGTTTCCCGAACCTATGTCCATAATATCGTCATTATATGAAAAATCCTCTAACCAGTGTGATAACGGTCCCGGTTCAATATCCGGATCATCTCCGCCTAAAGAAAAGAATGCCATAAATTCTTAAATCTTAAATTCCTAAATCTTCAAACCATTCAATAGCTTCTTCCAATGATGAAAAAGAAGAAAAATCCCAGTGTTCATTTATTTTTGCTAATATCTCATCATCAGTCATTCCCATTTCCCTGCATATATCAAGCCACTCATTGAATTCTACAATAACTGCTGATATTTGCTGATTAATAACATCAAGATCTGACATTATTTCATTAATTGTTGCCATTATGCTAATTTTTTACCTTCAATAAGATTTTTCAGAAAAGCATTTTTTTCTCCTCCAATTTTTTCTAACCAATTATAATATTCTTTTGGAAAAGAAATAAGTAAATCAGAATCAGAAAAATCTGATTTGTTCTTAATCCTTTTATGTTTAAGAAAAGGATATTCTGCTAGATCCAATGCAGTATTATTTAAATAATCCCTGAAATTAGGATAGTTTTCCCAATCCCAAACTCTTTCGTCTGCAAGAAAACAAACAGCTGTCAATGCATCATTAAGATCGGGCTCGTTAAAAATGCTATATTTAATTCCATTTTTCTCAAGTTGATGAACAATATTATCCAATGAACCTATATAGGGATCCTGCTCTTCTCTTGTATTACCAATGACTTTTGAATTCGTAGTCCCACCATTCAGTATGATCCAGGTTTTATCATTTGTTAAAAAACTAATGAGATCATACTCGGCTGGGTTATAATATCGAAAGGCATATTCCAATGCTGCATGACCTGCTTGTATCGCCTGCTGAATAGGAGATATATTATAAGGAACAAAAAAATACATTCTATATTTCATCATATCATCCTAATAAATCGTCAATACCTATATTTGTTTATCCACATATATTTTCTCATGATAGAGATTTTAATTCTTCCTCGAGCTTTTCAACTTTTTGTTTTGCTAAAAGAGCTTCTTTTTGATCTGATAGTTGTCTAACTCCTCTTTGCCCAATAAAGTTGTTTTGAAATTTCTTCTTTTTTCCTTTTTAAAGCTGCTTTCTTTACCCGATCTTCTTCCTGAAGAACCTGTATTACTGAAACCTTTAAAACGAGAATATCCGGGGTTCCATACTCTGGATAATTTGTAGCCCAAAACGAAACCTGAGTTCTTGCCGGACCAATTTTGGGATAGATCCTGGCTTTTTTTAATTCATTTACCCAGTTAGATCCATAGCCGCCATATCCTTTATTGCGGAAATATTGTCCTTGCTTATTTCGAACAACATATAATTCAAGCTCTTCCATACTGATTATTTTTACAAATATACAAAAAAAACCCGAGATAAAAAAATATCCCGGGTGTTAAATTTTGGTTAAAAGTAAAAGTTATACTAATACGACATTAACTGCATTTAAACCTTTCTTTCCTTCTACGAGATCAAATTCTACTTCATCATTTTCTCGTAAGGTGTTTTCCTTAACGCCAGAAATATGAACAAAGTATTCTTTTCCAGTTCCGGTTTCTTTGTACGACATTAACTGCATTTAAACCTTTCTTTCCTTCTACGAGATCAAATTCTACTTCATCATTTTCTCGTAAGGTGTTTTCCTTAACGCCAGAAATATGAACAAAGTATTCTTTTCCAGTTCCGGTTTCTTTGATGAATCCAAAACCTTTAGTCTCGTTGAAAAATTTTACTGTTCCGTTTTTACTCATGATAATATTTATTGATTAATTTATTGATAATAGGCTTATGCCTGTATATCCTTTTTATTTTTTCCCAGTTTTGCTATTCTCATTTTTTCTTTTGTCTCGTCTGATCGAATTTTTCCTCTATTTTTACCTAATAATGCTTTCCTTAATTTTTCTTTTTTCTCTTCAGAACATGGTCTATTCTTATTTAATCCTTTATTAGATTGGCTTATTTTTCTTTTTGTTTCTTCCGACCTTATTTCCCCAATATGTTTGCCTATTGATGATTTAGAAATCTTTTGCTTGTGTTCTTCCGATAATATCCTCCCTTTATTTTTACCTATCGAAGATGAAATCATTTTTTGTTTGGTTTCTTCTGAATGATGGCATCCCCTTGTAGAAAAACCATTTCTCTTATTCGGCAAAAATCTATTATATCCATTAGGTTCTAAAGTATTATATTTCAAAATAAATTTAGCTTCTATTTCAAATAAATCTTTTTGATCCCTTTCAATAGATATTATTTCTTTTATAAAATTTTCTTTTCCGAATATTTTATAATCCCGCTGAAGATATTTACTTGAGCCCCAATAGTTATCATTCTCTATTTTATCCTTGTAACATACCCGGCTTCCTATATATTTTTTATTTAGAATTTTATTAGTAATAGAGTAGATATAAAAAATAGGGTTTTTTTCCATAGTATGATTATATTTATCTTATATCATACTTTACCTTGCTTAATTGATAATAAAAAGGATCCCGGATTTCCCGGGGTCCTTAGTATCCATGTTAGATTTCGATACGGTTAATTGCATCGATAACTTCGTTGATGTTCATTTCCAAGTGAGGTATCTTTTCATAGATGTCTGCAGAGTATCCGAAGAGACGGAATACCTTGTTTCCAGCCTTAGCCATTGTTGGGCCGTAGCCTACAATGTTAATGAAGTAAACGTATGGAGTTCCATACTTTCCAGAATACCTCTTGTAGGTATCTTCGAAAGAATCTGCACCCTGTTCGTCGGTGATGATAAGAATCCTGTCGTATCCACCTCCAACTCTTTCGAGTTCAGGAAGAATAGATGAATAAACAGTACCATGACCGCATTCTCCGATATGACGAGCAAAACTCTTCTTAAGAGTGTTGATGGCATCATTTGGATTCCAGCCCTTAATAGCTGCGCAAGATGTTCCGAAATGGTAGACGTCTCCGCCGGTACCCTTAGCAAAAGTTGCTGCGATAAGAGCTGCCTTATCAACTGGGCGAGAGTTGCTTGGCTTGCCATCAATCTTGATTCCACCGCCCCATCCGCCTTCCATAGAACCTGAAGTGTCAAAGACAACTGCAGTCTTTCCTTCTGGAAGAAGCTGAGAAAGGTTAGGGATTGACTTTTCATAAGCTTCATCGAGAGCTGCTGCAATCTTCTGGAGCTGACGACCATTGAATTCGATTAACATTACTTCGAGAGCAAGGTCAATCTGGTGAGGCCAAACAAGTGACTTGCGGATGAAATTCTGGTCGACAAGAAGTTCGCACGCCTTGTCAAGGAGAACTGTATCGTTAGTCTTAAGAATATTCCTGATGTTACGAAGAAGTGCAAGGTAACCAATCTTCTTGGTTTCGATGAGTTCCTTGTAGTTTTCAGTCTTAGCTTCGTTAAGCTGAGCTGCTGCCTGTTCCTGAGTGATTTCTCCGCTCTTAACCTTTTCAGCTACAACCTTACCAGCTTCAGTATTCTTATCTTCAACGGTGTTGAACTGCTTAAGAATTCCGAGTACGAGAGCACGGAGTGCAGGAACCTGGACTTCGCCCTTTTCGTTCTTCTGGTATTCCTTGCCAACGAACTTTGTTCCAGCAGTTGCCTTGAGGTAATCCTGTTCAGGAATATAGATGAAACCATTCTTAGGAGTTTCAACTGGGTGAACAAGGTTGACAATGTCAACAAGTGATACACCCCTATTCTTCATCTGGTACTTAGCAAGTTCGTAAGTGTCAGCATGTTCAAGAGCATCCTTGAATCCCTTCTTGAGGGAGTTAGGAAGAGATGCTTCCTGGCCATTCTTTGCAAAATATGCTGCAAGGATTTCAGCCATATCGTCAAGCCTCCAGATAATTCCGCCACGTTCTGCTTTCTTGTCCCTCTTGGTGAAGAACTTCTTAGCAAGTGGGTCCCCCTGAAGGTGAGGAATCATTTCAACTGCACCGAAGTGAGTAACGGAACGCTGTCCAAAAATAGTACGAGCGTAAATAAGTGCCTTAGCTGCGAAAAGCTTGTTAACCTTTGCAACCTTGTCGAGAACATCGCGGAACCTCTTTTCACGTTCAGTTTCCTTTTCGTAAAAGTTGTTACCCATACCCGTTGCGAGGATACCGATAAGTTCCGCTTCTGGACGCTGGGTGTAACCCTGTCCGCCCTGGTGAGTAGTAGTCTTTTCAACTCCACTCTTCTGATCTTCGAGAGAAATTTCCCTCTTGGTGTTGTACTTTGCCATAATTGACCTCCTTTACTATTAATTATTTAATTAAAG